ATCCAGAACGTCATCGGCGCCGGTCACAAGGACTATGCCTCGCTGATGGCCGGTGAAGGCGGGACGTTCACCCCGGTCGGTGCCGCGGCTGCCAATGTGGTTGCTGCTGCGGCTCAGACCCCGGCGGGGGCCAAGCCTGCGTGGATGGACAAGCCTGCGTGGATGGACTGATGAAAAGAAAGGGGATACGGAAGCACCCCCCTTCTCCCGCTGACGAAGCGGACGCCCAGGCCCTCGATGCCGCCGTGCAAAGCATGATCGAGGGACCGCTGAGCGGGTGGGATCATACCCGCCCGCTCGGCAGCCTGAACAAGGGCGATCTGCGAAAACTGGCTGATGCAGCCATTACCGGCTGGATCCTCAAACGGGCAGAGCTGGCGAAGTGTGGAAATCGGACCATCGAGGAAGAGATGTGTTCTGCGGGATTTGCGGAGCCAATCTAGGCCCGCGCCCGTTCCTCGGCAAACCGCCGAACGTCTACACCGCCTGCGGCTGCTTTGAGAAACCGGGGCAGGAAATGAGACTACCGACCAAGGAAGAGAAGGTGCAGGCCATCCTGGATGCGCGCGCCGATGTGGCGCGCTATCTGGAAGGCATCGGCAAGATCGACGCCTTCGCCAGTTTCACCAAGGACGAAATCTGCGGCCTGATCCGCGCCGCGCAGGATGGCGTTCAGGCCAGCCTCCGGAGGCAGGCGGGCGTGGAGTTCGGCGCGGGGGAGATCCCGTTTTGACACTCGATTTCAACCCCCGCAGCCTGCTTGCCGAGCGCTTCGTCGGCCTGATCGACACAGCCATGCAGCAGAAGCAGGAGGCCCGCCGGTCCTATCTCGGGGCCTCCGGCATCGGTGAGCCCTGCGCGCGGCAACTGCAATATGGCTATCTCGGCGCCGTCGCTGACGAGGGCAGCGGTTTCAGCGCGCGCACCCGCCGCATCTTCCACCGGGGCCACAAGGGCGAGGAATGGATGATCGACTGGATCAGGGCCGCGGGCTTTGATCTGAAGACGGAAAAGCACGGCAAGCAATTCGGCTTCGAGGACTGCGACGGGCGCTTCAAGGGCCATGTGGATGGTGTCATCGTCGGCGGACCCGATGGCTTCGCCTTCCCCGCGCTTTGGGAAAACAAGGTGCTCGGCGCCAAGGGCTTCGCCTCGCTGGTGAAGCATGGCGTGGCAAAGGCCTATCCGAAATACGCCGCCCAGGTCGCGGTCTATCAGGCCTATATGCAGCTGGCCGAAAACCCGGCCGTCTTCACCGCCCTGAACGCCGACACCATGGATATCCATGTCGAGCTGGTGAAGTTCAACCAGCAACTCGCGCAGGAAAGCATCGACAAGGCCGCCCGCATCCTCGAGGCCTGCGACCACGGTGAAACGCTGCCCCGCATCACCGACGATCCCGAAAGCTTCTCCTGCCGATTCTGCGCCTTCAAGGGGATGTGCTGGGGATGAGCTGGACGGACTTCAATGATGCCCCGCTGCAGACCGCGCCTCCGGCGTCCACAGCGCCCCCATGGGCGCAGCAGGAAACCTTCGACCGCGACGAGGTCAAGGAATCGCTGCTGCGCCAGCTTGAGAGCGTCCTGGGCTATCTCTACCCGCAGGGCTTCGCCGATCCGAAGGGCAAGACCTTCTACATCGGCAACATCAACGGCGAGCCGGGCGAAAGCCTGAATGTCGTCCTGACCGGCGAGAGGGCCGGACTGTGGCACGACTTCGCCACGGCAGAGGGCGGCGATATCTTCGACCTGTGGAAGGCCGCCCGCGGCCTGCCGTCCTTCCGCGAGACGATCCGCGATGCCGGGCTTTACAGCGGCGCGGCGTCAACCACCCCCCGCAGGATGCCAAAGCGCAAGCAGCCTTCCGGTGGCGAGGCATGGGGCGCCCCGGTCGCGACCTATCGCTACACCGACGCGCAGGGCAACATCATCGCCGAGATCGAGCGGTTCGAGTGGGAAAAGGACGGCGAGCGCAAGAAGGCCTTCCGTCCGTGGGACGTGGCGACCCGGCAGCACCGCGCCCCGGAAACCCGCCCTCTCTACAACATGGTCAACATCGCCAGCGCGCCGGAGATCATCGTCACCGAGGGCGAAAAGGCCGCTGACGCGCTGATCGCGCAGAACATCGACGCGACAACCGCCATGGGCGGCGCCTCCGCGCCGCTGGAAAAAACCGACTGGTCCATCGTCCGCGGCCGCCGTGTCATCATCTGGCCCGACAACGACGAGGCCGGGCGGGGCTATGCCGATCGGCTGAAGCCCTATCTCGAAAGCCTCGGCGCCGCCGATGTGACTGTGCTGTCCATCCCCGCCACCCGCCCCGAGAAATGGGACGCCGCAGATGCGGAAGATGAGGACCTCGGCGCGCTGATCAAGGCGATGCGGGCGCCAGTCGCGTCCGGTCATGGTGGAACCTTCGCCATCGAGTTCTGGGATGAGGTCGATCTGGCCAGCATCCCGCGCGTCGAATACGTCTACAATCGCTTCTACGCCAAGGGATATACCTCGGTCACGGCCGCCCCGCCCAAGGTCGGAAAATCCCTTCTGGGCTTGGCCGAGGCCGTGGATATCGCCACAGGTCGGGGCTTGCTGACCGGAAGCCAGCAAGCGCCTCAGCGCGTCTACTACTACAACGCCGAGGACGATATCAGCACCATCCGCAACCGGGTCGGGGCGATCCTCAAGCACTACGGCATCTCGCAGGCCGAAATCCGCGGGAGGCTGGCGCTTCATTCCGGCACCGGCGACGGCGGCTTCTACATCATCTCCGGCGCAGAGGGGATCATCAACGAGGCGCAGTTCCAGGCCATGGAAGAGGCATGTCTGGCCTCCGGCATCGACTGCATGATCCTCGATCCCCTGCAAGACCTCTCACGCAGCCCGGAGACGAACGAGGTCATGCGCCTGCTTGGCGGTCGTCTGCGCAGGATGGCGACACGCTGCAACCTCGCCATCGGCCTGATCCACCACACCCGCAAGATGCAGCCGGGCGTAAAGGCCAGTATAGACGACATGCGCGGCGGATCGGCCCTGCGCGGCACCGCCAGGTTCAACCGGCTTCTGGTGCCGATGACCGGTGATGAGGCCGCCAAGGCCGGGCTTGCCGACCACAGGTCGCATTTCCAGATCGGAGATATCGAGGGCAACCTGGCGCCCCCGTCCAGCGACTACGCAAAGTGGTTCGAGAAGATCAGCGTCATGGCCGACAATGGCGAGAGTGTCGGCGTGGTCGTCCCGTGGGACTGGCCGGATGCGTTCATGGGATTGCGCCGTGAGGATGCCTATGCTGTCCGCGCGGCCATCGGAATGTGTGAGCCACCTGCGCGCGAAAGTTCGCAATCCCCCGAATGGGCGGGGCTGGTTGTCGCAGACGCACTCGGCCTCCGCACCGAAGAAGACAGCGACAAAACCCGCCTCAAGAGCCTCCTGAAGGAGTGGATCAAGACCGGTGTTTTGTCGGTCGAGTTGTGGCGCGACCCGCGTTCTCGCCGTGACGTGAAAGTCATTCTCCCCGGCCCTAACAACCCGATGGCGGAGGCCTGAAAATGGACAAACCGCACACCTTTGCACACCTTTGCGACACCTTGCACCACGAGGTGTGCGACACCTGTGCGCACCGCACAGCACCTTCCCCCCCCCTCGTAGAGGGGGGGAAGGGTGTGCGCAGGTGTCGTGGTGGGTGTTCGCCTTAATTTCAACCGCACACCTTGGAGCACGCCATGACCACCAACCTGAAACCCGCCGACGAAC